GGTGTTCTGTGGAGCTCCCCTGAGTATCTTCACGGCGAGATATTCACCCGCGATGGTGGTGACAAGGTGGGCGATGCTCAGCTTTTAGCCATCACGCTAACCCCCCGCCCTGCCCAATCTCACTCCAAGATTGACCGGGTCACTTTATCGGAAAGAGAGCAAATGATGGACTTTGAAAATATGTCCCCAGATGAGCTCAAGGCCGCGCTCGCCGCTAAGGACGCGATGGTCAAAGAGCTTGAGCAAAAGATCAAAGACATGAGCGAGGAGGCTGAGGCTTCACTTGCTGGTGAGCTTGAGGCTGAGGAGATGGCTGAGGAGTCAAAGCCTGATTCTGAGGAGATGGCTGAGGAGCCTAAGGCTGATAAGCTCGGCTATGACAAGGAGCGCAAGATGAGCGAGGAGGTTAAGCTCAGCGAGACAGCAGAGCCAAGCTTGCTCAGCGAGGTCATGCAGCTCCGCAATCAAAACCAAAAGCTCAGCGAGCGCCTTGAGGTCATTGAGACTGAGAAGCGTGAAGTTGAGCGCCGTGAGGCTGTCAGCTCCCTTCTCCGTGAGGGCAAGGTTGCCCCCGCTGAGCAGAGCGCAGCTGAGCGCGCTTGGGACGTTCGTGAGAACATGCCTGAGTTTTGGAAGATGTTCTCTGAGCGCCCCGCTTCAAGCGCGGTTCCCTTGAGCGAGATCGGTCACGGCGCAAGCGGTGAGGAGCTCAACAAGGCCACCCTCGCTGAGAAGGTGAAGGCGCTCGCTACTGAGAAGGGGCTGACCTTCTCTGAGGCTCTCGTCACGTTCCGCGAGAGCAACCCTGATCAATACAATTCTGTGTTCAACTAAGGAGAGACTAACATGAACAATCAGATCATTAAGTCATTCATCTGTGCGTCTGCCGTGACTGAGTTCGCGTTGGTCGCTATCGACTCAGCGGGTAAGGTCGCTATTGCAACCACCCCCACCGCAAACACCATCATTGGCGTGGCCCAGCGTGGCGCTGAGGCGGGTGAGCCTGTTGACGTTGTCATCAGCGGCGAGACTCGCGTCATTGCCAACGGCTCACTCACCTTGACCTCAGACACCGTCCTCTCTGTCACTACTGATGGCGAGGTTCAGGCTGCTGTGTCCACTCATTATCCTGTTGGGTTCACCCTTCCCAATATCAATCAGACCTCAGCAGCCGCTAACGAGCAGATTCTCATCTGCTTCAGCCGTGGCCTCGCTCCACTCGCTTAAGTAGGAGGTGATCCAAAATGGCTAGTTCATATCGTAATATCCACCCTGTTGATGAGATCCTCAGTAACCTTGTTGCAGAGGCTGTCCCTTCAGATGCTCAGCTCATCTCAGACAAGGTCTGTGAGAATATCAACGTCCCTCAGCGTAGCGGAACGCTCTTGATCGAGACGAGCCGCAACTTCATGGGCGCTGGCGCAGGGCTCGACCTTGAGCGCGCTCCCGGTGCTTCACGCGCTCGCATTGGTGGCTTTGACCGCTCAAGCCTCACCTATCGCTGTGACCTCTACTCAGCTCAAGATGGGATCGCGATGGAGGACATCGCTGACTCTCAGTATCCAGGCTCTGAGGAGGCTCGCATCATCAAGAAGGTCGCGCGCGTCATGAAGCTCGCTAAGGAGAAGCGCGCTGCTGATACGCTCTTTAATGGGGCCAACTTCAACACCGCTACCTCAACCGCTCAGTTCGGTGGTAAGTTTGACGTTGCGGGCGCTGAGCCTCTCAGCTACCTCCATCAGCTCAAGGACACGATCTTTGACAACGCCCACGGCCTCAACGCTGACACGCTCATCCTGGGCCGTGAGGTTTTCCGTAGCCTCGCCCGCTCAGGTGATCTCCGTGGCTTCTTTGGTGACTCCTCCAAAGGCGTGGCGAGTGGAAACCTTGTCCTCAATGATGAGGTTGTCCTCAACGTGCTCCGTGATGTGCTTGGTATTCCCAACATCCACGTTGGCGCGGCTCGTCAAGACACCGCCGTTCCAGGCGCGGCGAGCTCTGAGAGCTACATCTGGACAGGTGACAGCATCTTCATGGGCATCCTCCACGGCTCAGACGCTGTGCAGTCTAAGTCAGGTGTTCGCATGATGCCTGTCGCTGCTGCCAACATGGTCTTTGAGACGATGAAGGCCGGTCAGTATGATGAGCTCGACCTCACCCGCCGTAACGTGTGGGCTGACGAGTCACAGAAGTTCCAGGTCATTGACGGTGATCTTGGCTTTGTCCTCACCGACTGTCTCTAAGAGGTCAAGTGATCTGCTCATGTGGACGCCCTCACGCCACCCTACTTGCTGAGAGAGTTGACGCTGATAAGAAGGCGATTGACGATCTCAGTAGGCAGGTGGGCGCTATTCGTGGGCCAATCCAAGAGCTGATCAAGGCCAAGATTGCTGAGCTCATAGCAGAGTACAGCGCAGAGACAAGGATGAAGCGGGCGCTCGCCCGCGCTCAGCGTGAGCTTGTGGGCAACCTCAAGGCGGCCCTCGACCTCACATCACCTGAGCAGCTCCTTCTTTTGCCTCGTGACCAACTGAGTGGGATCATACTCACAGGTGGTCTTGGCTTGGCGATTGAGGACTTCATAGACGCTCAGGCGTCAATTACTGAGGCGGCGATGGACACCATTCAGGTGATTGTATCGGGCGCCTCTATTGGTGACGTCCCTGACGTTGTGGCTGTTGGTATGGCTGCGGCGGATAATGTATTCCAAGATGTGATCCTCCCTGACGCGCTCAGCGCGGTGAGGACAGCGCTTCAAGGGATGGTGGTGGACGTTCCCCTCAATCAAGCTATGAGTGGACTATCTCAGAGGCTTGAACAATCCACAGGCCGTCAGCTCACAGTTGTGAGAACAGAGCTCGCCAAGTATGGGCGAACCATCACGGCCAAAGCGGCTGAGGTCTATGACCTCGACCTCTACCTATACACAGGCCCCAAGGATGGAATCACTCGTGGCTTCTGTCGCGCTTTGATTGACTTGGTGGTTGATGAAAGACAGATGGGGCGGCTCAACAATGGTCAAGGGCTTCCTGTCAAAACAAGCGGCGGCGGTTATAACTGCCGTCACTCCTGGAGCCCTGTGACTCAGGGCTTTGTGGACGCCGCGAACCTAACTAGAGCCAAAGCTCAAGACATAAACAAAGCCAATGGAGCCGCGCCATGATCAAAGCTGTCACAGGTCAAACTAGGGTCTTTGAGTGGGTAGCGCCTGGGCCATTGAGCACAGCGCCTATCTTGACGGTCGGGAGCTCCTCACCGGTCACGCTCACCCAAACAAGAGCAGATGCAACCGTCAGCGCCATTGGCAATGATAGGAGAACGCTCACCGTCAACTCACAGGCGAGCGCGCTCCAAGCTGATCAGCTCAAGGCTTATCTCGTCACCGATGGTGATAGCATCTACAGCGTGACCGTGGTGAGGATGATTGGGACAACCGCCATCCTGGCTGAGCCGCTCCCTCGTGAGATTGACCTCAGCGCCAGCGCTTCGCTTGTCTTTGGGATGTACTATGGGACGATCCCATCAGCCATCACTAACACAACCGGGTATTATCCGTGGACGGTGAGCTACTCTCATGATCTTGGTCAGCAGGTGGCCCCAAAGATTGAGAAGGGGCTTGTCAAGGTCACACCTCGCCCATTTGATACAGGGCTGAGCCATGATGAGCTTGTGAGCCAATTCCCACAGCTCGCTGACATGGTGCCACGCCGTCAGAGCTCCTTCGCTCCTCAAGTCGAGGCCGCGCTTCAAGAGCTCATCCTTGTCATTCGTGACCATCTCAAAGATGAGCCTGACGTGACTGAGGATGAGGTCTTTAACGCTCACAGCTTCCAAAACGCTCACGCCTACTGCACAGCGGCGCGAGTCTATGAGATGATCAATCAGCTCGACACCGCCGCCGCTATGCGTGAGCGATGCATGGAGCTCATGGATATTAGCTTGAGGAGCTTGGCGCTCGACCGCGATGGTGACAACGTGGTGGATGAGGGTGAGCTCGACATAGCCAAGAAGGGGGGGAGCTATCGTGATCTCAGAGCCTCTTGGCGGTCTTACTCCAAGACCCAATATGACCAGAGCTTCACCCCAACGAGAGGCATGAGGCATTAACCATGGGCGCCAAGGTTAAGCTCAATCTCAATCTCCCCTCATCTCTGTGGACTGCTAAGGACTCAGCGCGCCTGGCTGCTGACACTTTGGCGGCGATCAAGCTGAGGACGAGCAAGGGCATTGACGCCAACGGAACTCCCTTTATCGACTACTCAACACAGCCTCTTTATGTTTCTTATCGCGGGGCGAGGTTAAAGCCAAAGGGTGGGCGAGTGTCGAGGACAGGGTTGAGCGTCTATTACAAGGGCGGTTATAAGCAATATAAGATTGAGAGCCGCCGCATGGGTCGAGGCTCCAGCGCGCTTGTTGATCTCGTCCTCAGCGGGACGCTCATGAACAACCTTGTCATTCTCCACGCTGACGCTCAGCGCTTCATCATTGGACTCACTCAACACGTCCGTCATTATGGCTATGAGGTCAATGATGATCGTGAGTTCTTGGGCCTATCTCAGCGTGATGTGAATATGATAGTCTCAGCGGTGCAGTTTAATCTAGCTCGCAAGATCAAAGGAGGGCGCTCATGAGCCAAGGCATCTTCTCAGCGCTCGACTACCTAGAAGGCCAGATTGAAGCCACGCTCCCCAAGACAGACAGCCATCATGGCTTTGTCTCGATTAACAGCTCCGGGAGAGTTGGGCCACTTGAGTCTCATCAGCATACTAACCGCTTCTTCGAGCTCCACTTGGACACCTTCGGAATTGATGACGGTGAGGCGGGGATCAGCGGGAGGCGGCGCGCCACCGTGACCCTTCGCGTCAGATATGACATTGGTGAGACTCACTTCATGGAGAGGATGATCGCAGAGGATGCGGCGGCTCTGCTTGTCACTCTGAAGGGGCCTCAATATGATCTAGTGAATACAGGGATCGTCAGCTTGATCCCAGGTGAGCCCACAACTGAGCCCATCCTTGACCCCACAACTGAGGCCCCCTCTTTGGTCTTAACATTCCCCTTTACTCTGCTTTACTTGGAGGCATTATGAGCGTCACTCATA